GCGAGTGGTCGAGCCAATCGACGCTTCGTTGATTACCTACCTTGCGGCCAGGAACGGGGACTACCCGCGCTTGCGTGCTCGAGGGACAAAGAAAGAAGACGTCGGGCTGAGCAATGTTCCCAACGCAATCAGCGACGATCCGGGCACCAACAGCAGCCAGATCATTGCTTCGACCGCCGCGCTGAACAAGCTGCAGCAACAGGTCGGAGACTCGATGACCGGGATGGTTGCCGCGTTCGATATGACCAGCGCGCCGCCTGGATGGTTGAAGTGCAACGGTGCCGCCATTTCGCGAACCACCTACGCCAAGCTGTTCGCGGTGATCGGCACCCGGTACGGCGCCGGCGATGGCGTGAATACCTTCAACTTACGTGACATGCGCGGCAAGTTCATTCGGGCCTGGAGCGACGGCGGCACTTTGGATGCCGGCCGGGCGCTGGGCAGTGACCAGGCTAACCAAAACCGCTCGCACACTCACGTGGCGTCAACCTCCGGAGCAGGTGCGCACGGTCACGGCGGACATATCGACGCCGCCGGCTGGCATGGTCACTCGGCCTGGACAGCAGGCGCTGGTGAAGGAAACACCCAAATTCTGATGGGCAACCAAGGCATCAATGTCGGCGGCAACGTCGCCGGGTCGGTGATGGGTTCCAGCTCCGGCGGAGCCTTCTGGCGAGAGTTCGGCAGCGCCCACGCTGCACACACCCACGCCGTCGGCATCAACGGTGACGGTGTTCACACCCATGGCCTGAACATCTATGCCACCGGTGACCACATCCACGGCGTCACGATCGCCGCAGACGGGATCCATGAGTCCCGTCCGGACAACGTGGCATTTCTCGTCTGCATCAAATACTGAGCGCCTGTATGAACCGAAAAATCGTTTATCAAACCAACTCCTTCGGACGCTACGTCGGCACGACCGAGGCCGAGGCCTGCCAGCTGGAACCCGACGTTTTTCTGATCCCCGCAGGCTGCGTCGAAATCCCGCCTCCGGAAGAACCTGAACACAAGGCTGCGTGCTGGATTGATGGAAAGTGGCAACTGCTGGACTTTTTCGAGGGCGTAACCGCGTACAACATCAAGACCGGTGAGCCGTTGACGCTGGACGGCTTCGCGCCGATGCCCAGCGGTTACACGCTCAAGCAGCCGAAGCCGCTTCAAGTCTGGAAAAACGACCACTGGGCAGACGACACCGCCGCGATACTGGCCTCGCTACATGAGCAGAAGAAGCAGGAAATCAACCAGGCGTGCGCCCTGTACACCGAATCAGGCTTCGTTTCTCAAGCCCTGGGCTGGCCGTTTCATTACGACAGTGCGCTGGTCGATCAAATCAATCTGACCGGTTCCATTCTCTCGGGCCTGGCCGCCGATATCGCGTGTACCGACATGGAGCAGCACAAGGCTTTCAGAAGCCACACTGCCGAACAATTGCGCGATGTTGGCCAAGACCTTTTCCGATTCAAACAGGCTGCACAATTGCACGCCGAAAATCTGCGCCAAGTGCTGACCAAGGCTTTCAACAAGCAAGACAGCAAAGCGATGGACGCCATCAAATGGACGCCGCCAGCATGACCTGGTCACCGGTGACGATGCGCTGGCCAGAACAGGCCACGCAATGGATGGGGGGGCTGTCTGCCGCCAAGGATCTGGCCACCGGTGAGCTGGCCAGCACAGCCCAGCGGCTGGCTGGTCTGGAAGGTTTGGCCAGCACCAATCCTGGCCCGGTCGGTGATGCGGCGAGAAACGCCGTTGAAGCCGGACGTAGCGCATTGGCCCAGCAGTTGGGCCAGGTGCCGTCGTGCCTGGTGGTGACGCCGTTTCAAAGCGGCATCGGCCAGGGCAAAGGCTATCAGCGCTACCTGTCGGCGCCGAATGTGCTGGAACACTTGGCCAAAAAACTGGAGGACGCCACCGATGCGGGCCGTCCGGTTGGGCCTCAATATGCCCTGTCGATTCTGTTCCTGGGCACACGTCTGGAACAGTTGGCCAGCGGTCTGTCGCGCTTCAATGCGTTGCTGCCGATCGGTGACCTGGTGCGAACCGAGCGGCGCGCCCAGCACCTGCTGAAACTTGAGAGCGACAAGTGGGAGATCCCCGGGGCCGGCCCGTTACCGCGCTGGCAAGGGCTGCCCCTGGAGCGCTGCACGGTGGTCAAGGCTGCCAAGCAATCGATGGCCGGCCAATTGGCCGTGCTGGAAGGCTACGCCGCCGACAGTTCGCCGCTGGGCGATCTGGCTGCGCTGGCCGCTCGAAAAGCCGCCCAGCAACAGGAGCGGGATCAACAATTGGCAGACCTGAAAGACCTGCTGGGCGGGGGCAACGCCGATGTCGACATACGGGCGCGCCTGATCGGCCCAGGTAATGCCACCGAGCTACGTCAGGAGCTGCTGAGCGGCGATGCCCCCGGGCATGAGTGGGTGCAATGTGCCGGCCTGCTGCTGGTGGGCACCAAGGAAGGGCTGAGTTTTGTGCGGGAGCTGGTGGGCCTATGACGCTGTTGCTCGACGGGCAAAAAATCCAAGGGAAGAACCTCAAGGTCACCGGCAATCTGCGCATCGAAAGCGGCGACATGTCGGGGCAGACCAGCAACACCGACAAAGCCCACAAGGGGTTCAAGCCCAAGACGCTGGCCGTGTCGCTGATGATCCCCTTTGTTGATCGGGTGCAGTTGACTGACCTGATGTGCATGGCCGAAGCCACGGCGAGCGGCGGGGAGTTGCATCTGTATCGCGTCGTGAACGACACCGCCGAAGCGTTCGGCGTGCGTCAGGTCGAATTCTCCGAAGGCGTCAGTGCCCGCGAGGCCGACAGCCTGAAAGCCTGGCTGGTGCAGTTCACGCTGAGCGAGCGCGAGTCGAACCCGGAAAAGGTCGAGGGGCGGCGTGCCGGCAACAAGGTCGACGCCCAAGGCGCCCCGGGCAGCACGGTCGGCGAAGGTGGTAGCAGTTCCGGTTCGGGAGACAACCCGGAACTGAGCGGCTTTGAAAAGGTGCTGGGCCGCGTGGATAAGTGGCTGGGCGGGAGTGAGCAGAAGTGAAGCTGCACAAGGTTCTGGCCATCAATGGCGCGCCTGTTCCCCTGGTCAAGGAAGACGTTCGGCTGGACGCCACCAGTCCAGGGCGGGCGAATTTCACCGTTCAGTCTGCTGAGCCGCTGAAAGGGTTGGTAACGCTGGACATCGGCTACAACGACCGCACGTTGCAGCGCCACTTCATCGGCTACGTCGAGCGTTGCACCGCCGCCAATTCCAAAGAGCAGGTGCTGTTCTGCCGTGAGCTGGCTGCCGTGCTGGCCAACCCGTTGCCGCTGAACCTGCGTCACGTCGATCTGCGTGCCGTGCTGGCTGCCATCAGCGAGCAGACGGGTCTGCGCTTTCGCGTTCCTGATCGGCCTTACGCCGGCATAAAAGCGCCATATTTCTACAGCCTTGCTGCCGGTTACCAAGCAATGGACAGCCTCGCCCGAGTATTCAGCATCCCCGACTTTACCTGGCACCAACTGGGCAACGGTGAAGTGTTCGCCGGCAGTTGGGCCGACAGTTTTTTTGGTGCCAGAGCGCCGCTGCAGATCCCCACGGAGCTGTTCGACGGCTACCAGGGAAACCAGAGCGCGATGGTCGCGGCCCTCCCCGGGCTGCGACCGGGTGCAACGATCAACGCCGGCGAGCGTGTCACCAGTGTGACGCTCGCCAATGACCAGTTGGCCATCCGATGGAAGACGCAATCCGCCGCGCTGTAGAGCGCCAATTTCCCGAACTCACCGGCGGTTACCACTTGCCGCGCTTCGCCCTGGTTACCGCCGTGGCCGATGCGCCGGCGGATGCCGGAATCTGCGACGACTTTCGCCCACGCTACGCCGTGGACATTGTCGTACTTGGTGTCGATGACGAGCCAGATCTGGCCATTCCTCCGCTGACTGGCGTTCCGCTGCCGCTGCCCACCGGTGGCGAGGAAATGGGCATCTATGCCTTTCCGGAAGAGGGCACGCGGGTGGTGGTGTGCTTCGCCTACGGCCTGCCGAACAAGCCCTACATTCAATCGGTCCTGCCCCACGGCTTGAGCATGCCGAAGGTGCCGAAAGGCGACCAGGTATGGCAGCACAGCGCCGCCGCCCAGCAGCGCGTCGATGCCGACGGCAACTGGCTGCGCCAGACCGATGGCAAGATCCGCGATCAGGCGATCGAGCGCGAAGTGGCAGCGATGGAGAACCGCGAGCAGTTCCAGAATCACACCAGGATGGTGGACGATCATTCGACCGAGTCGGTGGGAGGTGTGAAAAAGATCGACGCGTTGGGCGCGCTCAAGCTCTTGTCGGGCGGATCGGCGAGCCTGGCGGCGGTGGACGATCTGCACCAGGCGACCGGCCGGGATCTGAATGTGGTGGTGGGGCAGACGCACAACACCACCGTGGGCGGCGACATGCAGGAGCGGATTGAAGGCTTGCGGCGAAGTGTGGCGGGGAAGAGTCAGCGGCTGCAGGCGCCGAAAAGCTGGGTCGGTTCTGATGCGGTGAATCTGCTCCAGGTGGTCTGCGACCTGCTCGATCTGGTTCAGCAC